AGTTTTGAGAGCAATCGCTCTCGCTATTGATGGCTTCATATTTACCTCCTAAATGAATCATCAGTTAATGTTGCTAGTACCACACTAGCACCTATACGAACCTAACCATAGTCAAGTTCGTTTCATAGCATTTCAGCTAATCATCAGTAGGCTTATACTTGTCAGCTAAGTTATGCGATTCCAAGAAAACTGCTCAGAGTCAGCAAAATAACAAGGAATATCCACAGATATTTTTTTAAGTGCCTTGTCTCTTTCTTCTTCTGTTTTAAATTCTTGTATTAAAAATAACTTTACTTCCATTTTTCTAACCTCCATTAGTTAGTTATTAGTTATCTGTTTCATCCTTTTGGAATCATCAGCCAAGGTACACACCTTGATACAGATAGGGGATACTTATTAGGCATCCCCTACTTTATTTAAATAACGAAGTTAAATTTTCTAAGTATATTAAGTTCATCGTCATTTATATGCTTGACGTAACTTACACGAATAATTCTATCTTCATCATATTCATACTCACCAGATGACTGCATGGCTTCCCCGAAACCGCCATCAGGCTTTCCATAACACCACTCTAAAAGAGTTTCATCATTATAAGAATAGAAATAGTCATCTACTTTGAAATCTTCAAAGCATGAATATTCATAATAACTCACCCCCGAATCCACAAGGATTTTAAATTTTACTAGTATCATAATTTCTCCTAAAGAATTAATTAGTTATCTGTTTCGCCCTAACAGGCATCATCAGAACAGGCACACACCTGTTGACAGATAGGGGCGGTTTATTAGACCGCCCCCACTTTATTAATTACGCAACCTCCACAGGCTCAAAGGAAAGGATTACCCAAGCCATAAAAGACCAATAGTTATCACATATAAATTTGGCAGTTTTCTCACTAGGATTTTCATCAGTAGAACCCATTTCAACCGCTAACTCTATGATATCTTCATGGTAGAAAGGTATGTGAATTGCTAACCCTTGCAACCAATCAATCATAGCTTTTCGTTTCCCTTGTCTCTCTATGCTCCATCCATACTCAGAATTAAACCTGTCAAATAAGTATTTGATTAGTTCCTCTTCTGTAGGATTTTTTCCTATAAAGACATCCTCAGTTTTTAAACATTCTAGGATGTAGTTCTTATAATTATTTTTGTATTTTGTATGATGTAATTTCATCGTTTTTCTAACCTCCAAAGTTAGTAATTGGTTAACTGTTTCTGCTTTCGCTTCATCAGGCAAGGTACACACCTTGCGACAGTTTGGAGGAACTGTCCCCAAAGTTTCAAAGTATGTTTCTTTAATGTTACGTTCCAATCAGGTAACTCTCGTTAGCTGACAACATATTTATTCCCTTTGGGATTTATGAGTCTTGCTTCTTCGGTCATCTGTCACCTAACCTTTACACTCTCTCACACTAGCCACTTTCTTAGGCGGATTCAGTTGCGACCTTCACTTATATTTGAACCTAATCGCATCCTACTTCTAGAACCTTCAACCCCTCGTGGGATTGGCAGACCTTTTAAAGAGTTAACTCGTTTGCTCTATGAAATCTATTGAAGCATTTCTTATCCTCATTTGCAACACCTTTCTTATCTGCATAAGTGAGAGCATCTTGCGAGCGTTCCAATAGAACCTGTGACGAGTTAATATTCTTCCTATGAAAGACCAAGACAAACCCAAGCTAGAGATAGTAAAAAAGAAAGAACAACTCACCATAAAGCAACGAGCCTTTGTTGATGAAATTATCAAGGGCAAGTTGGGTAGTTACAAAGAAGCCTACGCAAAGGTTTATGATGTAGCTTTAACCAAGGAAGGGAAGATTCCTAAATGGGTAGAGGTAGAAGCAAGCAAGCTTGTTGCTAACCCTAAGATTGCACTTAGCATACAGAGGGCTATAGTTAGGAAAGAGGCTTCAGCAGTTGCATCCAGCCTCCGAATAAAGAACTATGTTTTAGAGCGACTATATAAAGAGAGCCAAGAAGCCGACTCAGACTCAAGCAGAGTGCAAGCATTACATTTGTTAGGAAAGACAGTAGCCTTATTCTCAGACGTGGTAGAGACGAAGGAAGCAAGAACCACAGACCAAATAGAGGAAGAGATAGAGGAAAGGATATTGGCTCTACTAGAGAAGGACGAGTCCTAGATTCTTAGAGATACCACCCTATTTTTGGATGGTTTTTGTGCAGACCCCTACCCCCCTAGACAGGCGTGCATTTGTCAGGCATACACACATAGTGATTTGCACATAGAATCATAACTATTCCCAACTAACTTGCATTTTGCTATCATTGTTTTTATGTATCCCACCCCCCTATTCCCAGATAAAGTCTTGGGACTCCTAGACCCGAAAAAAAATGTTGCAATTTTTTGTGAAGGGGTGCATAGTTGTATGATCTGTAGGTACTACTACCTAGTTAATAACTGGTCTAGTAAGTTTCTAGGTACTAGTTATCTTCTCTCCCAGTTACTTTCTAGTATTTTGTTTAGTATTTTATTAGTAACTAGTTATATACTAGCTGGATGAGTAGTGTTCTAAGTAAGATACAAAGCTTATCAGTAGATGAGAAAGAAGAACTACTGAACCTATTAGAGGAACTTGAAGAGGCTAAGTCTCGGGAACTATGTAGCTCCAAGTTCCTCACCTTTGTTGGAGAAATGTGGTCTGCCTTTATACATGGTAAACACCATGAGATTATGGCGGAAGCTTTTCAAAGGGTTGCGGATGGTGAACTTAAAAGATTAATCATCAATATGCCCCCTAGACATACGAAGTCTGAATTTGCATCGTATCTTCTACCTGCGTGGTTTCTAGGAAGATATCCCGACAAGAAGATTATTCAGACTGCCCATACCGCAGAGTTAGCTGTAGGATTTGGTAGGAAGGTTAGAAACCTCGTAAACAGTAAAGACTACAAACAGATATTCCCTGATGTCAGTTTGCAAGCAGATAGCAAGGCAGCAGGAAGATGGAACACCAACAGGGGAGGGGAATACTTTGCGATAGGTGTTGGCGGTGCGGTAACAGGTAAAGGTGCGGACTTATTAATCATTGACGATCCGCATAGTGAGCAAGAGGGTGCAAGCTCAGATATAAATGTTTTCAATCGAACTTACGAATGGTACACCTCAGGTCCACGACAAAGGCTACAACCGAAAGGGGCTATAGTTGTGGTTATGACGAGATGGCATCAAAAAGACCTAACGGGTCAAGTAGTTGATGCGTCTATCAAAAGAGGCGGAGCAGACCAATGGGAAGTTATAGAACTACCCGCTATACTCCCTTCAGGCAATCCTCTATGGTCTGAGTTTTGGAAACTTGAAGAACTAGAAGCTCTTCGAGCAGAACTGCCCGCATCTAAGTGGTCAGCACAATATCAGCAAGACCCTACTGCTGAAGAAGGTGCTTTAGTGAAAAGAGAGTGGTGGCAAGATTGGGAGTACAATGAACCTCCTCAATGTGACTTTATTATACAATCTTGGGATACTGCATTTTTAAAGACTCAAAGAGCAGACTACTCAGCTTGCACTACTTGGGGTGTATTCTACAAAGAGGATAAAGAAGAAGGCTCAGTAATACCTAACTTGATATTACTAGATGCCTATAAAGAAAGATTAGAGTTTCCAGAGCTAAAGGTAATGGCTATGGAGAAGTATAAAGAATTTAAGCCTGATGCTTTTATTATTGAAGCCAAGGCTGCTGGTATGCCCCTGATATTTGAATTAAGACAAATGGGTATCCCAGTTCAAGAATATACACCCAGTCGTGGAAACGACAAGATATCTAGGGTGAATGCAGTTTCAGATTTATTTGCTTCAGGTGTGGTCTGGTGTCCTAGAACACGATGGGGTGAAGAAGTTATAGAGGAGTTTGCAGCGTTTCCTAATGCAGAGCATGACGATTTAGTAGATAGCAGTACGCAAGCTTTATTAAGATTTAGACAGGGAGGATTTGTTCCACTTTACTCAGATGAAGAGGACGAACCTTTAGAACATAATCGCAGAGCAGATTATTACTGATAGGAGTTTATATTGGCTATAGAAAGACAAACACCCTTTACACCAGTAGAGGGAACAGAAGAAGCTGATACTGATGAACTCAGTATAGCGATAGAGAACCCTGACTCTGTAGCTATCTCCACAGAAGATGGAGGTATGGTTATAGACTTTGATCCGCAAGAAGATAGACCTGAATCAGAATTTGGCAGTAACCTTGTGGACTTTATAGATGAGTCTGAACTAGATCGCATGGGTTCTGACCTAGTATCTCAGTTTAATATGGACAGAGACTCTAGAAAGGAATGGGAAGAAACTTATACAAAAGGATTAGATCAACTAGGTTTAAAGATAGAAGAAAGAACTCAGCCTTGGAATGGAGCATGTGGTGTATTTCATCCTATGTTATCTGAGGCAGTTATTAGATTTCAGTCTCAAGCTATTGCTGAGATATTTCCTGCTGGCGGTCCAGTTAAAACCAAGATAGTTGGAAAAATAACTGAGGATAAAGAAAAGCAGGCTCAAAGAGTAGAAGACTATATGAATTATCTTCTTACTCACGAGATGGCTGAATACAGAACAGAAACAGAGAAGCTATTGTTTTCTCTACCTTTGGCAGGTTCAGCATTTAGAAAAGTTTATTACGACCCTAACCTAGGAAGACCTAGCGGTATATTTGTTCCTTCAGAGGATGTAGTTGTTAACTATGGTGCTAGTGATCT